CGCGATGACGTACTGGCTCAATCCGAAAAGGAGCGAACGCTGGTCTCCGGTGCATGGGTAAAAAAGGCAATGCAGGAACACGATGGAGCAGTGTCGCAACTCCTTAAGTCGATGCCCAAACAGCTATCCGGTCGCATTGCTCCGCATGACCCTGAACACGCCGAGCGCGAGTTGGAGCGATGGGTCCAAGAAGTATGTCTCAAAACTCTGCATCAAACGGACCCGTGGAAATCTTAAACTGCCAGAAACCAGCCGGTATCGAATCGCTGCGGCAAAACAGAATCGCGATCAAAGCTATCGAGCGTCAGACTGGCTTAGAGTTCCTGTCGATATCAGACCAAGAGCCTTCCCGCATTGATGGCTTCATCTTCGATCCGTTCAAAGGAATCATAACTGGAATCTATGAGGTCAAAACTCGCAGTTATGGTCTCCACAAGCTACAGACCACATTTGGAAACGAATGGATGATCTCTTGGTCTAAGATCCAAGCGGCTCTTGAAGTCACCAGACGCACAAAGCTCCCGTTCTTTGGAGTGCTGCATTTGCTGGATGACAACATTGTTATGATGGTTGAGATCTTCAACCGCAATGCGTCTTGGGCTGCAAACCATAAGGTGGAAGACCGTCTGGTTAACGGAATCAAAGATCGCATGGCGTTAATCAATATGGCGACCGCTACGCAATATAAGATGAACCAACTATTCTGATGACAGACCTAGAGCTTGAAATTCTAGAGTTCCGCAGACAACTCTGGAGACCGACTCCACGGCAATCTGTTGTCGAATGGGCTGAGAGCAATCTGACTCTAAGCCAACGACAGACCGAGCATCCCGGCCCCTTCTCCACGGCGGTCAGACCATATTGCAGGGAGCCGCTTGAATCTTGGAAAGATCCTGCGGTCTCCGAGGTTACTCTGTGTTGGGGAAGTCAAACCAGCAAAACGACGACGCTGATGGCCGGTCTGGCTTGGTCAATCGACGTAGAGCCATCTCCTGCGTTGTGGCTTATGCCGAGCGAGAACTTAGCGCGGTCTTTCTCTAAGAGTCGCTGGCTCCCCATGCTGGAAGACTCTCCTGCTATGATTGCGCGGTTCCCTACGGATAAAGACCAGATCACCAACCTAGAGCAGCAGTTCGACCGCTGTACCCTGACGTTTGTGGGGAGCAATTCACCAGCAAATCTAGCGTCTCGTCCGGTCAGAATCTTGGTCGCAGATGAGGTGGACAAATTCGCTGATGCTACGGCTAAAGAGGCTGACGCTCTGGATCTTGCCGAGCAGCGGCTCAAAGCGTTTAGCAGTTCAAAAGCGTTTTTCACTTCGACTCCGACAACCTCCGAGGGACGAATCTGGCAAAGATATCTGCGAGGAGACCAGCGGAGGTATTACATCCCCTGCCCATACTGCCGCGAACATATCAAGCTAGAGTGGCGACAAGTCACTTGGGAAAACGAGAAGCTTGAGGATGGACGACCCGACTGGCAGCGCATCCGTACCACAGCGCACTACGTCTGCCAACTCTGTCAGGGAAAGATAAGCGACAGCCAGAAAGTTGCAGGGTTACGTCACGGCAAGTGGATTTCAGAGAATAAAGCCAGCCTCCCGAGCGTAAGGTCTTACCACTTGTCGTCTTTGTACTCCCCAGATCGAAAGTGTACTTGGGGAAACCTTGCTGTCGCATTCTTGGAAGCAAAAAGCTCGATGATGGGATTGCAGGGATTCATCAACGGTATGTTGGCAGAACCGTGGGAGAATCAGGAGACTCAACAAGACCGAGTCGAGATCGTATCTGATGCGGGAATCCCTGAAGCAAGACGCTATCTAACCGCTGACGTACAAGCTGCGGCTCCTTTCTTGTGGTGGGTCTGCCGCGAGTGGAGCAAAGGCAACTCTAGACTTGTTGGAGCGGGTCACGCTGATGATTTTGCCGCACTCCGCAGGATTCAACTCCAATACAACGTCCACGATATGGATGTTGGCGTTGATTCCGGCTATAACACTCAAGCGGTCTACGATGCTTGTGCTGAGTTTTCTCAGAGTAGTGCAAGCCCGATCAACTATCCCTGCGGTCTGCGTTACCCACCAGAGGGAGGTCTCCGAAAGCCAATGCTGATTGGCTGGCTACCGATGAAGGGACGAGAGACCGGAGCAAGATTTACGTCTAAGACCGGCTCCATCCATCCCTTTGGAATTACAACGTCAACCTCGATGCGGACTGACGCTGTACAACCGTTGTTGGTTTTTGATACCGAGCACATGCGGGAGGTGCTCCAGCGGCTCCGTAAAGGGACCGAGACTCATCAATGGAGTGTTTGTAGCCTACCCGCTCCGCTAGAAGCTGAAGGGGCTTTTGCGAGCGATTCTGATACCTATTGGAAGCATCTGGACAGCCATCTTCTCAAGCCAACGGCTAACCGCTCCGGTAGGATCAAACACTTGTGGTTTAAAAGAAACACTCGTTGGCCTGACCATTTGCACGACTGTGAAATCATGCAACTTGCTATGGTTATGTTGTGGGGAGACCTAACTTCCAGTACCTCGGAAAATTCTAGTGGTTGACAAACTTGCAGGTCTGTTGATAGTCCGCCCAAGTGTTCACATACACAGTAGCAACTAAGCGGAGTTACTTGCGTACGACCTACGCGAGCAAAGCCGCTTTGACATTGCTTGAGGCTTTAACGGCAAAGCTAACTGTTTCCGCTAACTCGATGGAGAGCGGGAATGTGGTCCGCAGCACTTCCAGTTCTGACGTTTCCGTTGAGTTCGCTGAACCCGGTAAGGGTACGGCAGCACCAATTGAGATGCTCCAAATGTGGGAGTCTCTGCTAACCGATTACGATTACGCTGTAACGCTTCTCTCTGGTGATGGGATCGCTAGTCCCACCGATCTCCAGATTTACAACAAGATGCTGACCGCCGTTCTGGTTTCAACCACTCGGTATTATGGGGATTTCACGCAATTCCGCCGTGAAGCCACAACCCGAATGAGCTAATGGGATTCCTTCAAAACATAGCGGACAAGCTGTTTCCTGCTCCCGTAAACAAATACGAAGGAGCGGGTCAGTCTTTGCGCCGTTCGTATTTAGACACTTCTTACACTTCCGCGCGGTTTGATGTTACCAGTTCGACTCGTCAAGCCATCGTTCGCAAGTCTCGCTTTTTTGAGCAAAACAACGCTGTTCTAAATAGGCTTGGCGACTTGTTTGAGAGCTACACTGTCGGCTCCAGCTTCTCCGTTCAACCAGCCTCCAGTGATTCTGCGTGGAATCTTAAGGCCAAGAAGTGGTTTGATGTTTGGAGCCGTTATCCTGATATCGGTTCTCGTCAGTCTTTCGGAACATTGATGGGTCAAGCCGCTCGTGGATGGTTCTATGATGGAGAATCGTTCTTGCTGCTAACCAAAGGCGACACCGGCAAACCTCGATTGCAGCTTATCGAAGCTCAATCCATTGCCACTCCGGTAGGGATGCAAGCAGATGAGACCGTGTTTGATGGTATCCGGTTTGATCCTCGCACCGGACGAGCCATATCCTATTTTATCGGAGCGGAAAAGACTCAGGGTAACCTGACTGATGTTCGCTCCATTCCTTCTGACTCGGTTGTCCATATCTACGAGCCGAATCGTCCCGGTCAACTTAGAGGTCTTCCGTTTGTCTCGGCGGTTATCAATGATTTGCACGATCTCGATGATCTGCAAAAGCTGGAGATGGAAGCTTGCAAGCTTGGTGCTTCTGTCGCTCAGATTGTTAAGACTGACGCTGGCGAAGTCCAAGCAAGCAATCTCCGCGCTGGTACTGCTGGAGCGAGCGTAAACACCGCTGAGAATTACTACGAACAGGTCTTTGGATCTGGCGTAAAGGTAATGAAAAACGGTGACAGTTTCGAGCAGTTCGCGACCGAGCGTCCCGGTGTCAATATGCGCGAGTACTGGCGACAACTGACTGAGAAAGTCTGTGCTGGCGTTGGTATCCCTTACGTTCTGGTTTACCCAGAGTCAATGCAGGGGACTGTTTATCGCGGTGCGCTAGATATGTCGTCTGTATGGTTCCGTTCTCGCCATCAAGTCATGGCATCAGCGGCGCGTCGTATTTACGAGTACGCGATGGAGTACGCGATCAAGAACGATCCTACGCTCAATGACGCTCCCTCGGATTGGTACGAAGTATCAATCACCGCTCCGCGCTCCCCGAATGTTGACGTTGGCCGTAATTCTGCGGCTCAATTGGCAGAACTAGAGGCTGGCGTTGTTACCTTTGACGAGGTTTACGGTGCGCGTGGTCTTGATTGGCGTTCTGCTTTAGAGTCAAAAGCCCAACAAGCTTTGTTTGTACGTCAACTTGCTGCGAAATACGGCGTTGATGTATCTGAGATTTCGGTGATTCAGAAAGAACGTCCCGCAACTAGTGTTGCAACTGCTATTGACATTGAAGGCGATCCTTCTGAATCTCCGTCTCCAGTTGCTCCGTCAGAAGGTGGGTCGCAACCTGTTGTTGTAGAGCAGGACGAGATTACCGCTACCGTCAAAAAGACTCGGAAACCAAAAGCCAAGAAAACCGAATGAGTTTTACCAAGAAGTCAGATTGGCTTTACTTCGCTCCGGCAAACGCTGCCGGTGATCCTGCTACCGTTCAGATCTTCGACCAGATTGGCGAAGACTGGTATGGCGGTTCCGGTCTATCTGCAAAACAGTTTTCCGATGTTCTCAACGAGATTGGCAATGGTCCGCTGCTCGTAGAGATCAACTCTCCCGGTGGTAATGTCTGGGACGGTCTCAGCATTTACAACCAGTTGCGCGGTCGCAAAGCTCCGGTGACAACTCGGGTTGTGGGAATTGCTGCTTCCATTGCGTCAATTATCGCTCTTGCCGGTGATCGCGTCGAGATGGCTGATGCCGCTCTGATGATGATCCACGATCCGTCAGGTATGGCTTCTGGTACTTCTGAGGATATGCGGAAAATGGCTGAAGCTTTGGATCAACACGCTCAAGTGTTGGTTGGAGTGTATGCTAAAAAGACCGGACGCTCCGCTGAGTCTATCCGCGCTGCGATGCGAGCCGAGACTTGGTTTACCACTCCTGAAGCTCTTGCTTTTGGCTTGGTGGACAAACCCATCAAGCAGTTGGCAATGGCCGCTAAATGGCACCCTCGCGCTGTCACCAAGACGGCTCCTGAGGCTGTCAAAAACAATCTCCGTCGAGGGTTAGAGCAATATGAGGAAGGTCTTGCTGGAGACGGTCTTGAACCCGCTACAGTAGCTGACGCTAAGTCGCTGATTTCTGGCGAAGCTCCTACCGCAGATAAGGTTGATAAAGCCTACAATTGGTGGGCGCGTAATGGCCGATTTCTTGAGGCTGAACCTAATACTCCTGCGGATGTAGCGGCAAACCTCTGGGGAGGTGCTGCTGGACGCGATTGGTTCAACGCTCTGTATGCTCAGATTGAGCGTCAAGAAGAGCAAGAAGACGAATCCCTAGACGACAAGCTTTCTGCTAATAGCAACACAGCTAACAGCAAAAATGGCGTGGACTCCACGCCGCAACCAACACAACAACCCGACACAAATATGTCCGATTCCACTACTGTGACGGCTGCGGCTGCTCCTGCCGCTTCCGTTGATCTCGCTACTATCATGGCAAAGCTTTCCGCTTTGGAGGCTTCCATTAAGTCGCCCACCGCCGCTCCCGCTCCTGATCCGGTTCGTCCCGTGATTCAGAACTTGGGCAACCCGCTGCTGGAGAAGCACAAGTCTCTCCGCGCTGGTGCAGAGCGTAAGAGTTTCCTCATTGAGAATCATGGTGAGTTGCTGCGCCAGTCCGCGATGATCGCTCCCCAGAATGCGAACACTTTCGCTGCTGGCTTGGTTGTCGATTATCTCGCTGATGCGGTTATCACTGTTGCTACCACTAAGCTCGCGATGATCGCTGGCTTTACGCGCAACGTTGGCTTAGATAACTTGCGTCCCCGCGCTACCGTTCAGGTCAAGAAGTTCACGACTGGTGATGCGACTGTTGATAACGCTACCAACTTTGAAGATGGTGCGGCTAACCAGTCCACGCTGGCTGCTACCTCGGTGACTGTTAATCAGATCACCAAGAGTTTTACCGTCACTCAGCAGGAGTTGAATCAGGGTTTTGCTATCAGTGACTTGGCTCAGGGTTCCGCTGAGATCTTCGCTCTTGGTATCTCCAAGAAGGTCACGGCTCAGATGACTGCAGCGTTGTTTGGTGCTGGTACTGTCATTGGTACTGCTGCGAACTTTGATTCTAGCGACCTTCCTGCGATCTTGGCTCTTGCCAAGAATTACCGACAGAAGTTGCTTCTGTTGGATGGTGGACACTTGGCCCG